TTGTCTACGTCCATTTGCTGAGTTTCTTTAACAATCTTGCCAGTCTTAGCTTGAACTTCTTGAGTAGTTGCTTGGTTAAGTTGTGCCTTAGATTGATGTAATTGGTCTTCAGCGGATGGAGGTGCTGAAGATTTAGCTTTAAGTATCCTCATTGCCTCTTCTAATGTTGGCAAATAAGCATCAACGTGTCTTACACCCAATACCCTTAATGTATCTTCGTAAGGTCTTCTAGCTTTATCAAACATCTCAGGCATATCAGGTGTCAACATCATCATTGCCTGGGCAAATTGTTGTTGTGCTTGAGTAATTAACTGTTGTCTAGTTAACCTATTCTCATCAGACATAAAACCTAACCCTAAGTCAATATTAATCATCTTACGATCAATAAACTCATAGTTAGCCATTTTCTGAGCATCTAAGAATGGTCCACCTTTTTCAGAACATATGTGTGCCAACTGTTGAATTGAGTAATCATCAGCATATTGGATCATTGTGTGCCAGACCAAATGAATCAAATCTTGTACGGCTATCGCACAGTTTTTAATTAACTCATCTTGTATCAATTGGTTGGGACCCATAGCAGTTTGTAGCTTGAATCCTGAATTACCATCCTTCATAACCTCTGGATTTAGAGAATCATTAGGATTGGTCATTCCAATCATAGCCATGTTGTCTTCTTTAAGCGACTGCATAGCAGACTCAACATAAGCGAGATTACCTTGTAAAGGAGCAAACTCATAAACGTGTTTAGCAGGATCAAACTTACGATCCAAAATAAACAATGCAGATACACCTCTTTGAATTTCTTCAGCATCTATAAACTCTGGGTTAACTCCCATCTTAGGAGTGGAGGCTTGCATTGCAAAAGACAATTCAGCACGTTTAATAGATGTTGCATATTCTTGTATAGGTACTAGACGTTCACCCAAAGAGTAACCAAAGAAGTTCCCAGTAATGGGCTTTGGACACATATTAGCCAAAGGAATGAAATCCACTTCCTTGACATACAAAATGTATGAACCTGAGTAACATACCTCAACAATCTCTTCTTCGCCATCACCATCTACATCTTTCCTTAACCATGCAGTAGTTAACATAACTACTCTTGCATATCTATCTGCACCTTGTGAAGCAATAACACCTTGACCAGGAACTGGGGTTGAATCTCTAGCGTGAAGTGCTAAATCATTCTCTAATGCACCTGCTTGATATGCTCCCGCAGGACCATATGCTGCATGATCAGCAAACTCTTCCATATCAATGAAAGGATATTGAACCTTAGCTTCATGGATGGTCATTGGCTCATAAAAACCCACAAAATCTTGATACATGATCTGTGGGATTGTTGGATTACAAACAAAATAGTGTTGTGCAACGTGTTTAATACGAATATTTGTCTTTGTGCCTGTCAACTTATATTTAGCACGATAAACAGTATTATTCCTTATTGCTTCATTGAGTTCTGCGCCTGGATCAATCTCTTGTTCTGCCTCTTGCTCATCTCCAGGTTGCATAGCCTCCATCATGGCTTGTTGTAAATTGACATCAACCTTACGCATCTCTTGTCTTAGAGGTTTTAACCCTTTTTGAGCTGCTTCTATCTCAAATACTTTGAGTTGATCTCTAGTACCTGTTACTTCTTTATATTGAATGATGTTTTCTCTAACAGGCATAACCATCACAATACCATTTTTGTGCAATAAAGCATCTTGCGCCCAATCACGAATGGTCATGTAAGAGTTATTCTTGTTATTTAAGAAATACTTAACCATATCTGTTGCTTGTTCAGCACCATCTTGGTCAGATTCGTCAAATCTTTCAAATTCAAAGTTTACTTTACCATCTGGCATTAAACATTTTGTAATTACCGCAGTTGCATAGTCAATTCCTGGGGTAACAATAGGATGAATGTAATCTAAACCCCTAATTGGCTCTGTAGACTCAGATACTGGAATGTTTAAATAGTGATAATCAGTAAATCTGTTGTAAGTATTCTTTGCTTGAGTAAGCCTTAAGTAGTCAACCATCTTCATATATGCTTCATGGCATACTTTCTCAGCAATACCACGATTGCCAGAGGGTGAGGCTAAGTTTTCAACTACTAAATTTTGTTTAAATAACATATTTAACCTTTAGATTCTTTGCATTTTGCCTTCAACGACAGGGATTCTTCTTGCCTCAAACGTATTTGCTCTGCTAACTACGGATTCTCCATGTCCTTGAATTAATGCCAATATTCCTATTCTTGCTGAATCTATATGATCATCAGGATCACTAAATCTTCCCATTTCGTCAATAGCGTAGTTTCTAGCTTCATCAAGGAATTCTTTACAACTTTCGTTTACCAAAAGTGTTTTGCGTTCCATCATAAGCCTCATTATATTGATTCCGTAGGCTTTGTGGTTAGTTACCTTACCTTGATCATTGACGGGGTTTAAAATTGCGCCTGAAATGCAATTAAGCCCGTATGAATCTTCAAATACTTCCCTAACGCTTTGCTCTGTAAGAGTATATCGTCCTGCCGTTGCTGCATCGTGAGGTAAAGCAATTGGTACTCCCTTGGATTCTCTATCAAGCAAGTAGTGAACGTATTCATCTGGAGTTTCCCCAGACGGGATTTTGATTTGCCTGTGTAGGTAAATAATTTCGTTGATAGGATCTCTAAAAAAGAACGAGATAACTGTCGGGTCATTCTTAATCCCCAAGTCAAAACTGATTAATCTTTCTAATACCTCATTATTACGCAAATCATGGTCTGTAGCTTTATAAATAGGCCACTCAAGTAACGGAAACACAACCCCTTTGCCCATCAAAGGAATGCCATTCATACGACATTCCCTTTCCCAAGGCATAAAGTCTCTGGCTAGTTGTTCACGCTCCTCCAGACTAAAAAACGGCTCTCCCCATTCGTTGACAAAGGGAACATCATCCCAAGTGACTCGAACATGAGCATATCCGTCAACTTCGTCCCAGAACTTTCTGACCAAGCCTGACATACCTTTAAGCGGAGTGAACGAGCAAATAACCTGTCCATTTCTTGAAGCTGTTCTAACGACAAGCTCAGAAAAGGTTTCGTCTGGCGGTTGTTCGTCAAGTACCACCAAATCAAGCTCAAATCCTTGTAAATGACGTACTTGTTGTGTGTAGTTGGAGAAATATAACTTGCTTTTACCACCCGTAGAATGCCATACTTCCATAGCAAGCACGTTTTGACCATCTGAACGGATAGATTTAACGTCAATACATTCTCTAGGTATAGACCCAGAACCCAAGCGATAACTTTGTTTAATGTCATCGCAACCCAAGAGCTTACTCTGTAGTGTTTTTGCAACTTGTTCCCAGGATTCACCTGCACACATAGCAATGATAGGGGACTCATAAACCTTTCCTTTCCAATGCGGGGGATATCTTCCCGTTAAATGAAATGCAGTCTCATAAGTAGAAGCAATGGTTTTACCTGCCCTGTTGGCAGCAATCATTCCCCTGCGACTGAATGTTCTACCTAAATCAAAGAATTTGGTTTGATAACCAAAAGGCTTAAACCATTTCATTTGGTTGTACTGCATATCTTCAGCAATTTTGTCTGCTGCAATACGCATTACATTGAGTTGATCTTTGTCTAACTCTTTTAGTTTCTTTTTACCACCCGCTAAGTTAATTAGATGCTTTAATGCTCTAGTTTTATATAGGGGTAATACATAGTTACTGGCTTCACTTTTTGCCATACTTATCCCTAATATCTAGGAATATTTCTGCTGACATAGCAAGGTAATGAATCTCAAGCGCAGACATTGTGCCTATTTCTTTTTTAAGAAATTCAAAGATTTTACGGGCACAAAACTCCGCTTGATTACCCAAACGATTGTTAAAGTCTTCGGGGTCGTATTTCTCTATCAAGCCCAAGGATCAGCAATGTTCTTGGCAGAGACTGATTCAATGTTTTTATCAATCAAAGGCCAAATGTTTGCACCTTTTTCGCCAGTACAGTACATATATAAACCTCTGCCCTTTTCGGTCATAGATCCATCTTGTCTGCGTAACATAATTTCTTCTGTTCTTGGATCATCCCAAGAATATCTTTCAGGTACTGTTTGTCCATACTTATTGATTCTTTCGCCTACTGCAACCATTTCAGTTGGACCCATAATCTGATATGTAATTACTCCATTATCATATTTGCGGAACATAATCTGCACCTTTTTATCTGACTGCGGATGAGTCGGATGAGGCATATTAGTTGCATTGAA